CAGAAAGGCAAACGTCTTGTCTGGATCGTGTTTGTTAGAATCATATTCTGGAAGATCATAATCTAATCTGATCTTCAACATGGTATCATCCTCTTGCTAACAAGCGGATTTCTCCATAGATCAGAGCACAGAATACAACACTGAAAAGGGATACGCTCCCGACTACTTGGAGTGCGAGCATATCACTTATTATAGGTGTGACCGCGATAGCAGAAAGTGCCATGCACTTCGTTAGCATCGCCTTGCTTGCACTCAAACTTGACGCCACGATAGGCAGTCATAGCAATCTGTGCATCGTGCAGTGCAGATGCCTTTTGGATCTGCTTTTTGATTAGAGTAAGTGTGTTCATTTGTTTTCTCCTGAAGTGGGTGATTAACCTTCTCACCTTTCGGTGGATCCGTTTCCCCGTTCCTTCAGTCGTTTGCGTCCCAGTCAAATTTGCACTCAGGTACAGATTCCTTTACGGTCTCTACTAACTCCACAACGATGTGTGCAGGTAGTTCTGATCTGTTCTCTTTGATCCTGAGCATTAATGCATCAGCATCAGCGCAAAGCATACCAGAATAGAGTAACAAGTCAAACATGGGATGAACGCTCCGTTCCGCGACTTACTTGCGTCCTATGTATACAACCCGTCGCATTGACCTTCAACTTTGGTCTTGAAATACTGGATGAGATTCCACTTTGATCGTAGATCAATGTCGTCTCTCAACGTAGTTTCAATCTTAAGTTGTTGAAACCTTTCACAACTCATATGCCACCCGTAAGGTGACGGATCATGATGGGCTAAGGTCATTGCCAGCAAAGTTGCTAACATGGATGAACGTACTGCTAGTATATACTAACAATTCTATTTACGCAAGCAGGTATGTTACTTTTGATACCGTTTAAACGTTTCTTTATAATCGTAGAGCATTGCTTGGAGTGCCCAGGCGTCAGTCAGTTTCTTCGGACCCTCGGTCAAAAGCTTTATTTGTTGCTCTGATAGACCAGCCTTCATCTCCAAATACTCCTTCCTCCACGACATCCCATTGTTCTCCATCTTCACCCTCCCAGGACTTTACAATCTCCTCTGCTTGCTTATCAACATCAGTCATAGTAAGTTTTACCTTACCATCAATCCAGTGTTGCCACAACCATTCTAAAAAACCAAGGGCAAGATGATTGATAGGGAACTTTTGTTTGTTCGCCCATCTCTTGCCCTTGGTATACCAAGTATCTTTACCACCCCAGTGGTGTTCAAATTTAAAGTGAAAACCCTGCGAAGGTTTCTGCTTGGACATCTTGTTTGATACCTCCGATGACGTAGGATTCAATCTCAGTTTCCTGAGGTGCGTTCTGCTGCCCCTTAGAGTTCAACCAATACTGCGTCCAAGGCAGTGGGTTGTTCTTGGCAGGAACGTCATAGATAGGATCGAAACCAATCGCCTTCATGCGACGGTTAGCAATCCATTCAACATACTGGGTGAGGAGTTTGGCGTTAAGACCAATCATAGATCCATCTTGGAACAGATACTCTGCCCAGGATCTCTCCTCATCCACAGCGTCCTTGAACATCTGGATCACATTGTCATGTTCTTCCTTTGCGATGCGAACCATGTCGGGGTCATCTCCCGAGTGCCAGTTCTTGATGATGTTCTGAGTAAGGACAAGATGCTGATTTTCGTCTCGTGCGATGAGAGAGATAATTTTAGCGGATCCTTCCATAAGCTTGAGTTCACCAAACGCAAACGAGCAAGCGAAGGACACGTAGAATCGAATTCCCTCCAGAATATTGACATTGACGATCGCTCGGTAGAGCTTCCTCTTGAGGTCATAGACTTCCCATTGTGCTGTTGGGCTATCCTTGAAGTCGGATTGCCACATTGAACCAGTGCCATACTTTTGTGCAGCATCGATGAGTTCATTATAGGCTGCTGTAACCGTTTCTGCGCGGTTTAGAATTTTATGATCTTCTAAAATTGTATCAAAGACTTCAGTTGGGTCTGGGTATACGTTCTTAATGATGTGTGTATACGAACGGGAGTGGATCATCTCCATCATCTCCCACACAGTCATAGCAGATTCAAGTTCAGGTAATGAACAGTATGGGATAAAAGCCATCCCAGGACCGCGCCCTTGTACAGAATCAAGCATGACCTGGTACTTAAGGTTGCTGGTAAAAATATGTTTTTGCTCTGGTGTGAGTGTTTTGTAGTCGGATCTATCCTTCTGGAGAGAGACCTCTTCAGGTCTCCAGAAGTATCCGAGTTGCTGTTGTGTAAGGCGGTCAAAGATCGGGTATTTGAAATTGTCATAACGCTGGATACCCAGTGGTGCACCGAAGAACATCGGTTGCTTTGTAACGTCAACTTTATTGGTGTTCAACACCGTCATGCCTTTGATATCCATGGGTGTCTCTGTGCTTTTTAAAAATTCCATATACCTTAGATCTTACAGGATTCGCAGTCGTCTTCCTCAGACGTAACAATCTCCTTAATGAGATTTTCTAGTTCGTTTCTCTTTGTATCTACGTCTTCATCTGCATCCTTCTTAGCGTCATAGGTGTTCTGATAGTAGGAGGTCTTCCAACCGTACTTATATGTATTCAAAAAGTCATTTGCCATCACTGAGACAGGGACTTGGTTGTCTGGATATTGCTCTGGGTTGTAAGACCAGTTTCCACTGATTGCTTGGTCGAAGAACTTTTGCATGACCGCAACAACATTGATGTACCCAGTGTTATTAGGCATATCCCATAAGAGAGTGTAAGAACTCTTAAGAGAATTGTATTGCGGGACGATCTGTTTAAGCGGTCCCTTCTTGCTTTTTTTAACGGACAGATAGTCTCTAGGTGGTTCGATTCCATTTGTTGCGTTTGACACAACGGAACTGCTCTCTGATGGCATCTGAGCAGACAGTGTTGAGTGCCTAAGACCGTGTTCGGTGATAGATACTCTAAGACTTTCCCAATCATAGTTCAGTTCATTTGCAACCAATTCATCAACATCCCTCTTGTATGTATCAATTGGAAGAATTCCATCAGCATACTTTGTACGAGGGAAACCATCACATGCTCCACGTTCCTTAGCAAGTTGGTTAGATGCTTTGAGGAGACTGTACTGGAATGCCTCAGTAAGATCATGTACAAGTTTCCATGCCTCTGGAGAATCATACTTAACTTTGTGGCGGGCAAGGTAATGTGCCAGACCAATATAACCGATGCCCAGAGAGCGGCGTGAGAGGGTGCTACGACGTGCTGCCTTGACTGGATACTCTTGATAGTCAATGAGTTCCTCAAGACCACGTACAGCAAGGTCACAGAGTTCCTCAACGTCCTCTACATGCCTCAACTTACCAACGTTGATAGCAGACAAGATACACAGAGCAATCTCTCCTGCTTCATCATCGATGTGATTGATAGGATCTGTAGGCAGAGTGATCTCTTGACAGAGATTACTCATGTTCACCTTGTCTTTGAATGACGAGTGAGTATTACAGTGGTCAATGTTCATCAGGTAGAGACGACCAGTCTCTGCACGCTCCTTCAGGAGATCAAGAATGAGTTCTTGAGCATTGATAGTCTTTCTCGGAACAGTGTCATCTGATTCAAAACGAACATATAGTTCATCAAAGTCAGGAGTGCCAAAAGCATCGTACAAACCTGGTACATCGTGAGGGCTGAAGAGGCTGATTTCTTCATTCTTGATAAAACGCTCGTAGAATAGTTTAGAGATTTGGATGCTGTAGTCCAACTTTCGGACACGATTATCTTCCGTCCCTTTATTGTTTTTGAGTACAATGATATCCTCTATTTCTTGGTGCCAGATAGGAAAGTGAACTGTAGCAGAACCACCTCGGATGCCGTTTTGTGTGCAGCATCGTACAGTGCTTTCAAACTTTTTAAGGAAGGGGACCACGCCTGTGTGTTGTACCTCTCCGCCTCTGATTTTAGCGTTGATGCCACGGATTCTGCCTGCGTTGATACCGATGCCAGCACGTTGTGCGACGTAGTAACCAATAGCCATATCAGAGCTAAAGATACTATCGAGGGTGTCATCAACATCAACGAGAACACAAGATGCAAATTGACGAAGGGGTGTTCTGACCCCTGCCATGACTGGCGTCGGGATGTTGATGCGGTGCTTTGAGATTGCGTTGTAGTATCGTCTGACATAATCGAGACGTGTCTCCTGAGGATAATTCTGGAAGAGAGTTGCTGCAATCATCATGTACATTTCCTGGGGAGTTTCGTAATGCTCTCCAGAACTGCGATCTTGCACCAGGTATTTATCTACAACTTGACGAAGACCAGCATAGGTAAACAGATAGTCACGGTCATGATCGATCCAAGAATCAATCACGTCCCACTCTTCATCACTATACTTATTAAGAATTGATGCGTCATAGACACCTTGCTTTACACACTGTTGCACATGCTCGATCAGTTGTGGAAACTCTTCAGGGTGTCCATGAACCGTCTTTCTAAGACCGAACAACAGCAGACGTGCTGCAACGAATTGATAATTCGGTGTCTCCAGGGTAATCAAATCGCTGGCAGAACGCACCAGGATTTCTTGGATCTGTTTTGTCTCAATATTATCAAAGAATTGGAGACCGCTCTGGATCTCAACCTGCGATGCAGAGACCCCTGCAAGACCCTCACAGGCGAGGTCTACCATCTTATGAACCTTCTCTAGGTTGATACCCTCAGAGCGTCCGTCACGCTTGACGACTTTGATACCGTTACTCATACTTTCCAATCTGCTAGTTTTAGTTTTGCTTCTAAGCCTTGGTAGGTGTTACATTCTACCAGACGTTGTACATCATGTCCAGCGACATGCATATCATTCAAATCTTTTTCCTGAATACCCTTCGGGAAGATTACTACTGGATAACCTTGGAAGATGGTTGATTCAATCCTCTCAACAATCTGTTTGTTCCTTGGTTCGTTGTCGTAGACGAATACGAACTTATAATCCAAAGAGCGCAAGTCAACATCAGCACCACACATAGCAATAGCATTTCCAAGGAAAGTGGAGTCGATGGGTCCTTCTGTGACATAAACTGGTTCCTCTCTGTTCATTCTATCTAAACCAAATACTTTTGGTTTGTCTTCATCAAGCATCACAGTGATGTATCTCATCTTCGCATTGAAGTCTAAAGATCTACCTTGGAAACCAAATAGTTTTCCATCCTGATCTATGAGAGGGATGATGATTCTATCGTCATCATTCTTGGTATCCGCAAAGACTTCTTTTTGCTGGTTTGTCCACTTCTTAAAATTAGGACAGTAGTAAAATAGATGCAGTTTGTCTTCTGGGATACCTCTTCCGAGGAGATATGCTCTCGCTTGGTGAAGACTATTTAGATCGGAAACTTTGTCCAGATCGATAGGTTTTGGTTTGAATACAGGTTTAGAAACAAACTGTGTCAGGTCAGGTTGTGCCACGTTGCGACCACCTATACCTTCCTTGTATCTCTCCAGGAGATACTCATTGTACAAGTCCTCGTTCTGTTCCTTCAGGAAGTTTGCAAAGGATCTGCTGATGCCACAGTTGTGACACTTATACACATGATCCCCCTTCGCCTGAAAGACATACCCACGGGTCTTGTTCTTATGTTTCTTACTGTCACCACAGTATGGACACCTGAACGTCCATAGTCCAGGTTTCACCTTTTTGAATTTCTGCAGTTGACTAGACGCTAAGTTGAGGTACTTACTGTCCAGGTAACTCATTCACTGTTTGCGTCACTGGCACTATAGTAGCACGCGCAGCGGGACTGGTCAAGTTTCTAAAGACGCTTGATCCAGCATTAGATAGTAACACAGTTATTACTGCAAGACCACCAGCTATGCTCCAGAGTTTCTTTTCCAGTTGTCGTATGCGTCCATCAACCAGAAGGACATCACGCTCACACCCTTTCTTGATCTCCTCAGTCTTCTTATGAAGATCATTGTGGAGACTATCAATCTTTGTAAAGAGAACTTCGTCAATCTTTTCTTGCTGATCCAGTTTCTCCTGGTGCACAGCAAGGAGTTGACCCATTTTTATACTATTATCCTGCAAGGATTCAACAACTCTTTCTAGCCTTTCTAAAATTGCCGCGTTGACTTCCATCGCATGTAATAGGTATGTGCATCTCAGATATATTTAGTCGAGATTAGCCCACACACCAGTAGTCCTACAGGACCTAACCGCATCTGGGAAGTCTTCAAACTTAACTACCGTATCAAAGCATAGGGTATACCGTACACCATTCAACTGATTGACAACACCGTGAATGTTATTGGGTTGGAAGACAGCAATAGAACGATCCTTGATAGTCTTCACATCCCAGTCCTTCTTAGGTCTGTTCCTAATCATAATATAACACCTCTTACCCTCTTCCGTGGGTACATCCAGACCCATGATGCCGCGCATGACAATCCCGTCAGGTGGATTGGGATCTCCATCTCTATGCAAAGGTATCTTAGAGTTAGGTTCCATCTTGGTGATGGATGCTCTGCGTACAATACCACACTCCCTAAGACACTTGACTAGGGTAGGAACCAAGTGGATGTTGTCTGTTGCTACCAGTCCATCCTCCCAGTCCCACAGGTGCTTCTGTGCAGGAAGTTGTTCTTGGAACTCAGACTTCAAACCGATGAGTGGAGCGCCCACAGGGACGTACCCAGACCCCTCTGCGTGTGCTCTATCATCTGACCAGGTAATCCACTGCAGACGATCAAGTCCTTCTCTGAACTCCTTTTGAATCTGATCAAAGTTATCATAGATGATGTCAAACTTTGGATGCAGTTTATGAATATCGATGTATCCCCAGATCACCAGAACAACCTCCACTTACCATCACATTTCAATGCATGACCTTGGAAGGTAATACGATAATCACCTTTCTTGAAACTATCACCCAAGATCATTTGATGCATGACCATACCATAATACCAGAACGAGTGACCCTCAAGGTGTGGTATGACATATGGTATGTATTTTTCTAGAGGACCATCGTCATCAAACAAATCAAACTTCCATGGATCTTCAATAACTTTGTTCCTCTTGATCTCTTTGACATACTCTAAGGTCTGATACCTCTCAATGACAGAATGATAATCTTGTGTCTGTATGTCTCTTGCTTTACGCTGATACTCTCCAGGCAGATCCCATAGTGCTATTGCACTTCCGTTATGGGGAACCTTGATAGAGAAGGTGTAACTGAGTTGATTGCGCCAGTCGATCTCCTCATATGTTTTTTTGAAATACTTCGCACCCCAGAACCATTGACCATCGTAGTGTAAGCAGCGGTGATGCTTTCTAGCAGACGGCGCATCATCAAATTCGTAGATATGGAATCCAGGGAGCGCCAGGTTTTTCTCATATTCTGCAGGTCCAATCTCTCTTTGAAGTTTATCTATAAAGGTATCATACAACCAACCTAGACGCTTGGTTAGAACCTTGTTATACATGTCTCTAAGTTTCGCATAGGTATCCCACCCACGATCCCTAGCGTCCATGTACAGAGTAGATCCTAAGGTGTAGTAGTGAATATACTTTTCAATCTCTTCATCTGGTCCCTCAATCTCAACCTTAGGGTGCCAGTTATTACGCTGCAACCAGAGTTTACGCATAGCAAGAAGTTCTTGGAAGACCTTTTCGTTCTGGTCCTCTTCCAAGATCTTGATGCGATTAAAATCTAGAAGTACAGTCTCCATATACCGTCACATTTAATACCGTGTCCTTGTAATGTAATCCTTCTATCGTCAGGTTGCAAGTCATATCCAGGAACAATCTGGTGCAAAACATGTCCTGTATGGTAGAACATCTGTCCTACTTTGTAAGGTACAACTAGTGGTGCACTGTCGTAGATAGGATTGTACTGTAGAGGTAAAGATCCATTGTCCCAGAACTCTTTAGATTCTCTAGGATCATTTTCTTTATGGTGTTGAATGAATTCATCAGCGCAGTTGGTAACTCTTTCTAAAGTTCCCTGTATCTCAGATGAGAAAAACTCTGGTCTGTTTCTAAAATCCACATTCTCAGAGTGTTCCATAAAATTCTTAAGGGTTGCATCTTTCTCCGAGTTACTCTGGAAGTTGAACTTAGCAATCATTTGCTCATCCATCGCCATCCAGTCCCAGACAAAGAGACCTCCACCAGTCCTAGGAAGTTCTACTGGCAACGTGAAAGATAGAGTATCCTCCAGGTCAACCTCATCGAACTGGTTCCAAATCCCCATGTGATCCCTGTATTGGATATCAACATGGAGAGATGCTAATGGTTTAGAGAACCTCTCACCACAAGCAGGATCTGATAGTTTACCTGGTTTATGTCCAAACACATGGAAACCAGGATATGCAAGTTGATCATACAACTCACAGGGTCCTACCTCTGCAGATAGTTTCTCAATAAGTATATCATATAACCACGTAAGATGTTTCTTCAACACTGGATTCATCAGTGCTGCGTGCTTATGATACTTGCTATTGCTGGTGACGCCTTCCATATATGTGACGGCACCACAAGTATAGAAGTCTAGAGGTTCTGGAGCTCTTCTGATCCAGGTCTTCTCTAACTTGTCTACTGCTTTTACAACTCTCTTGGACTGTTCATCATCTAAAATATCAAGGTATCCAAGTCTCATATTACATCGTCAAGAACGTTTCAATAATTCCTTTGCTGGAAGGCAGCATGTCAGTGAGTGCTTCCATGTGCTCCTCACTCAGTTGATCAAATCTTTCTAAGAACTCTACTGCTTGTTCGATAGTCAGTTCCAGTTCAGTATCATCATTAAAGAAGTAAGTAACTGGATTAGTGTTCTCACTTTGGGTCTGCTCAAGCACAGATTCCAGGTAGATCAGACCTTCAAACTCCTCGTTCTTGCTGCTGCTAGAAGAGTTCTGAGTTGCAATTGTCTGGGAGAGTTTCTTCTGACGCTCCTTTGCTTTCTTCTGATAGTCAGCTGCCTTAGCACGAGCGATAGTCTGGATCTCAGACTTGCGATTTCTGTTACGCTCATCGCGTTCTTTCTTCTTAGCGACCTTACGCTTTTGTGCGATGAACTTGTACGCCTGCTTCGTGTTGTCACCACTACTGGCGTTACCTTCTTGTTCTAAGATAGTTTCTTCAGACATTTTCTTTTTACGTTTAGCAAGACGTTTGATAAGATTACGAGCAGTTTTGCTCCTACCATCTATGTAGGTGGGATCGTTTCTGCGCTTGACAAATTGCTTAGCAGCAGATTCCATTTTCTTTCTTTTCTTAGTCTCCCTCTTTGACATTTTGAGGACAGGATCAAACCCAGCAATAGCACCTGCATTTGTTGTAGGTGTATTGATCGGTCCCACATTTGTGATGCCCGCTGAGCCCATCATAACTTTTCCAACTCCTCTAAAATGTTTGGGTTGATAGGAATTTTCCTAAGACTAGGTGTATCTTGTTCTGGATATCTATCCAGGAACATCATGATAGTTTTTATATCTGACCAATACTCTTGCTCCATCTTGTAGAACAACAGCAGTGGTGCAGCATCGTTGAAAACATTATATACGATGATGATATGATTCAGCAATAGACTGATCTTTACATCGTTGCCTTTGTGGTACTTTTTGAGAAGGCGCTTTATGTATTTAAAGCGCCTTAAGTCCTCAAAGAAATCCTCTTTAGTTGCTGCTTGAGGATTGTCATAATGTTTAATCGCGAATAGAAGATAGTTATCTTCGGTCAGTTCATCAAACAGCATCTATTCATCAAGTACCGAAGGTCAGAGTTGCAGCACCATCGGAGATTACTTCTTCCGTACCACCCGCAGAGGTGATCTTGACTCTAAACTTAGTGCCGTCCAGAGCGTTGCTAGCGAGAGCACTGTAAGCAAGAGTTGCGGTCGTGAAGTCTGCATAGGTAATGCCAGTATCAAGCGATGCACTGATGTCGGTCCAGTTCTGATCTTCACCTGCAAGTTGACGCTGCCAGACATATGCCAGTGCGCCAGGTGTACCAGTGGTGGTTGTAGTAAGGGTGTATGTACCAGCGCCAGAAGAGGAGGTGCTGTTTGCAGGTTGAACTGTGATGGTGACTGCGGATGCAACGTCTGCTGCGATCGTGTCGTCAGCGAGGGTCTCAGTTCCGTCTGGATCTGCAATGAATACTAACAACTCACACTTGTGACGGGTGTTGCCGTGCATATCAGTGTAAGTATCGTATGCCCACCAACCTGGGGAGGTGATGCCACGAGATTTATTCTCTTCCAATTGTGCTTCGGTGTTATCTACGAAGACAATGGTTTTAGTATTTGAATCTGTCCCAACGGCACGCCCAGCCTTAGTCTGGTTTGCAGTGCTGTCGGTCCTGCCGTATAAAGACATGGGAACTGCTCCGATGTTAAGTCTATATTTTATTTATAAAAGGGGGCACCTGCCCCCTTGATCATTCGCGGGTTGCAATTGCCGCTTTGACCTGCTCTAGAAGTTGATCATCGATATCAGTCTTGGTCAACTTGACTGCTTTGCCAAGGATATGAAGACAGATTTCGATTAGCTTTTCACCAAGTTCAGCGTCGTCAGGAATCTTAGCGATAGCAGCATCAACAATTTTCGATGCCAGTGGAAGTAAGAAGGCAAGCATGGGTCTATTTCATTCACTACAATTTATATAGCAAACTCCTCCTCCCATTTAACAATTTCTATACCATTTCTTTGTAGTTGTTCAAGACTATAATCGAAAATAACAATGATGCGGTCATGGGTACCATTATGTTGCGCCCAGTGCTTGTCATTGTCGTGAAATGCGAAAAGGTTACCAACTTCCCATGACCGTTTTCTGCCACGGACTGAGATCCATGCGCCAGGATCTGTAACAACAGGAAAGTGTAACCTGAGTGAATCGATATCACCATTGTGAGGATTAATCTTGGTGCCTGGTGACAGGCGAGAGATAGTAGCAGACTTGAGAAGTTGTTTCTCAATATCTTCCTCTAGGTATTTAAATGTTTTGGGGCAAGTTTTAATAAAACTTTGTCTTATTAAAGGAAGAACCTCTCTACATCTTTCCGTAGTTGTATTGAACAACTTCGTAAAGGTAACCATCTCACTGAGTTCAAAGTCTTCCTCAGTTGCAGTAGATCCAACACAGTCAATAGGAAATGGAATGACCCTCCAGTCACCATCCCACAACTGCACTCTACCTAAATTCCGATCATCAACCCACTTGTCCAGTCTCCATTCTTCTAGGATCTGCTGGTTAGATTCTACAAACTGTAGAACCTCTGGGATGATCTGTTGGTAATTATTTTTTAGATTACAAAAAGAGGACAACCCCTCAAGGATGTCCTCCTGCCAAATTTTTCTCATCAATTAACCCATGTGTGCTACAGACGTAGCGTAGATATCAGTAACTGAATTTTCTATCTCTAAAGTATCTGTAGGTTCTTTATCAATCATGATAGGACGGTGGGGAGCAACATAGAGACTACCTAATGTATCTCCACCAACATTCTTTAGTGTAACCAGGTGAGCATTGCCACCAGCATGATTGTGTTGAACGAGAACTTTAGTTCCACTGTCAATATTCTTACCAGTAGTTGTGAGTTGTGTTGCCTCACCTAATAATTTTACTACGTTCATGAGCAGTCTTTACTCCCATGTACTGGACACTCTACACCTTTCTCGGTGTGATTGCAAGCCTCTTTCACCTTTTCTTTTGGTGCCTTTGGCATCTTCTTATCACCTTGACGTTGACCGTCGGGTTCTTCCAGTTCAGGCATTACCTCAACTGGACCTTTTACTTTTTTTCAGCGATCTCCTGACGCCAGTCAGCAAAGGTGTTCTCTTTCTTGACACAGTTAGGAACAGTCTTGCCGTTCTTCTTCTTAGTGCCCTTTGCCTCGTAACCATCCCAGCAAGTGGAAGCGCCAACGTTAGCGCGTGCTTGCTTCATGCTACCTTCCTGGACTTCTACCTCTTCCTTCTTAGCAGTCTTTGCTGCTTTCTTAAAAGCGTCCTTAGCAGGATAGTCTTCGTCGCCTGGTTTTGCAGGTGATTCACCACGCTTTCTCTTAGCATGGATGTTGGCATAGAGACCCTTCTTCTCTTCGAGTTCTTCAGTCTCTTCCTTCTTCATCTTCTTACCCATTGCCTTAGCAACAGCACGACGACGGTTCATCAGATAAGAATCAGATGAATCCTTATCACCATCGTTGTCTACATCACCATCTTCCTTACCGACTGGATCGAGTTTCTTCTTCTCGTCAATAACCTCAGCATTCTTGTCAGTGTTAATGACATGCTCATGCATACCTTCTTCGAGAACGTTCAGAGATTGAACTGCTACGTTTTGCTCAAGACCATGCTCAAACATAACATCATAGTGACTGATGTTACCTTGCTCATCCAGAGTATGCATTTCCTTGAGGCAGTTACCCTCACCCCACTCAGCGTGCTCAACCTTAGTAGCACAAGAGTGTTGAACTTTCTTCACCTTAGGCTTACCCTCAGTGCCTGCAGGTTCTGCAAGTTTCATGCCAGGTGCGTCACCGCCACCTACGCCATCAGCACCAAGACCTTTGATGTCTTTGTTTGCCATCTTGGCAGACTTATCATAGCGCCAGGATTCTTTTTTAGTAAGAGCGTCTGCCGCTGCTAATACGTACTCGTTGTTTTCCATCTTATCTTTTTTTGGGTCGGTAGGAATGGTTTGTTTTACCTTAATTTTAGAGAAGGGTTGCTTCTTTTCACCTGGTGTCATTGACTGAAGATACTCACGGTATGCATCAGTGCCAAACTCAAATACTTCTTTGATGTCCTTAATCCATGATCTAAAAGTAGTCTCCTCCGCAGTCAAGCAGAGTACATAGTTTGGACCACGACGTAGAATCTTTCCGACTTGTCCGCCTTCGGTCAAAACCCACTCACCTTTCTTATATATCTCATTACGATAAAACTTATCACGAGTGACGTTTTCTTTCGCCACTTGTGTTCGCTTGTGGAACTCGCTAAAACTACCCATCAAAATCTAATAGGACCATGTTTTATTTATGGCATCAGACTTTTTATCTCTTTCATGAGATCTCTAGCATCCTTGTCAGACAATGCTCTAGGGATGCCTGCGCGGAATGATTTGAAGTCACCAGCGACTGCTGCTCTCCTCATCTTAGTTCCAGAGATAGCAAAGGTGTCACCATCAGCGTCACGTTCACCTGATGATATGATCTCCATCTTGCGGAACTTAAAATCCTTACCATTATATTTCTTGACCCACTGCATTGCTTGGACACGATCAGATCCAACTACAAGATATACATCATCAAACCCTTCTGCTTGCAGTTCTTGGAAGATAGGGACCAATCCTTTTGGTTCTGCTGCACGTATCTTGCTTGCAAGTTTAGGGAACATCTTCTTTGCATAGTGTACCTTCCTACTCACAGGAAGAGGATTAGATCCCTTCTTATCTTGGGTAGCAGAGAAGTAAATGTACCACTGACAGTTACCTGCTTTGCTAGCAACTGCCTCAAAATTTTCTTGGTGACCAATAGTTGGTGGTTGGAATCTACCGAACGTAAAGTAGACGCATTTATAATCTACTATTTCCATTGCTTGTCTACAGTGAAGTTGTTATAGGAGAACTCCAAACGGTTCACGAGTTTGATCATGTCACCATCGAGATGAAGTACATAACCCTCAGGGTTAGTTACTTTATAACCACCTTCCTGCTTTACAAAATACTTGATTGGACCCTGACTTTCCACACGATCCAACTCATCAACAATAAGTTGTTTGTTCTCTGCGATCTTTCTATATAGCGTCAGCATTGCACGGAACTCACGCTCATGGTCCTCAAGATATTTGAGACCATCGTACATCAACTCACGCTTCTTTGTTTTTGCTTTGTCAGATTTTACTTTGTCAATCTCCTTGGTCATCTTGTCATAGTAGAACTGACCCAACTCTTTGAGGGTAACTCTAGAATCCATGTCAACATTTCTCTGGTCTCTAATCTGACTATTGAAGAACTGTTTTACATAGGATGCAACATGGAACTTGAGATCTCCAGTCTTACCCATGTTGGAGACAAGATGATCTAAGAACTTACCACAGATACCACACATTCTGTGGATGATACCAACATTGATCTTGTACTTAGTAAGGACTGATTGTCCTACAGCAACATCTGCAACAGGAGTATCATTCTCAAGTAACAATACCTCAGGCAGATCATTGTTCTGAGGAACATTAGCACCTGCTAATGCTCTCATAGTGGAGAAGTTATCTCCCTCATAGTGAGTGTGGAAGACGATACCAATCTTTGACTGAATACATTTACGTCCCAGTTCATGCTTAGTTGGAATGGCATAGGTCAGAGTGTTTGCAGTAAATGTGATGTACTCTACACCATCGATTACTTTTCTTACCTTCAGTTTATCAGTAAACAGGATATCACCCTGCACAACACCATCAATCTTTAACTGAGAGAAGTATCTCAAGGCAGTCTTCAGAGTGTCTCCAAGACCACCAGTTCCATATAAGTTATCTACCTCTTCATAGTTGAATGCAATCTTTGGAGATCCAACATTGAATGCAGATTTGTTTGCGACGAAAAAGTTTCCTGTCTGAGGATCTGTGCCGCAAACAACAGACGGAGCACCATCCCATTTTGTTTGCAAGAAACCTGATCCCTTCTTCTCGCCAAGCATGTTGAGAAGTTCTTGCATGAATCTGACTGCTGCATGGCATCCTTCCACGCCATAGTTCAGCATCTCATCTTCTAAGTGTTCTAAGTGTTTGAGTTGAGTTATATTTGCCATTAGATCCAAGTCCACTTTGAACGACCACCAGCAGAATAAATGAATATTCTGGTACCAGGAACACCAAGGTCAGATCTCTTGGTGTCAGATCTAGCCATGAACACTGGTCTAGTTGCTCCTGTCATCAATTCGTTTTGGTGAGATGCACTATCACTGTAAAGGTGAGTAGATCCAGTAACCAATCTATACGTGTTACCCTGACGTTGTATTCTCTGTGGAGTTCCCTGGATAACAAACTGTACAGATTCAGAATTGTACTGACCTCTAGCGTAACTAGGTCCGTAGATTGCTTCGATCTTCAGATTTCTATCTTCGATCTCTCTACCGACATTGACACCACCACCTGCAGCAGAAATGCCATTGGGATACATCTGCTTCAGATCAGCAGCAAACTGCTCAACCTCTGGATGGTTCTTGAATGCAGAAAGACCACCCCACTGCTGGAAGTTTTTCACGTCTGTGCCATCTTTCAAAGATGCAAACCCAGTATACTCCAAACATCCACCAGAGCAAGTTACAAATACAATGTCTGCCTTGGGATCTTTCTTTGCGTCAGGTGCACCCATAGCACCGATAACATTATTCAATGTCACACCAGCAATCTCAAAGTCCAGGCAAACTTCCTCACCCTTCTTCATCAATCTATCACGCTCTCTACTAACCAGATCGTTGAAATCATTCAACCAATACAGTTCGATCTGTTTACCAGGAGGTAGAAGTTTAAATCCACAACGCTCAGCAAAGAAACCAAGGTGTCCCCACTTCAGTTGTCCAAGATCTAGACTTGTGCTACCACCACCAAAATCAGGTGACTTAAATAATGCTCCAAATGGAATGTATGTCTTCTCATCATAGAGAATACATTTTAATTTCCTGGTGTCTAGATTTTTGAGGGGCAAGCGATGCATTACTGCATCTGCAAAATCATCAGCAGAGGTATAATTTTGACAGAAGAAAGTTCTGTCATCTTTCACCTCTCTGCCCTTTTCAATTTTCTTAGATTCGTATACGATACCAGTCAACTGAATACCCTCAGTCAACTTAGTAGATCCATCCCAATCCTTGGTAGCTTTTTCCAGCACAAAACGACGGTTGTTAACAACCATCTGCCAAAAGGTTTTCAAGTTAGGGCGTAGTCGCTTTTCAAACTGCGACCAGTTGAGAGCTACCATATAAAAAACCTCCCCAGGTATTTAGAACCGTTTCCAATACCCAGGGTTGAGAAGTCCTGCCTCATTGCTGAACTTGTTTCTTTTAAGTGTCAGTACGATGTCACCTGCTAAAGAGATGCGTTGGTACTTTCTTTCTTCTGGTTCTGTGTAGTGCTCTGTCTTACCAGGGAAGATAACTAGATGCTCTGCCTTGGGTGTGATAGCGTATGCACTACCATTGTTCCACTTGTTTTCAGTGACAAAAGAAAAAGCAGCACCGAACCACTCGTTAGGATTCTGATGCTGGATTACTAGAGGATCACCTGGTGTTTGTATGTAGTAGACAAAACTCAGGTGTGCACATGAGTGATAATGAGATGGAAAACTCTGACCAGGATCACAGATAGTAAACCACGTCTTGGTAAAGTTGACGTTGAATGCTTGTGGATCAATAGAAAAGTATTCCAGATACTCAATGACTGCATTCCTTAGTTGTTTGAAAAAGGGATGCAGTCTTTTGTCCTGATGGACCAGGACTTTTCCATTCAGTTCTCCAGTGACCCTACCATCGCTGTTGTCAAACTTGTGATCATCAAAAGACTTATACAGGTCAGGAAGAAACCCTGTCATCTTCTTCTCGAAGACGATCAGGGGGAATACTTGATGGAAATTAGACATATCATCGATCGTCTGCAGCGCGATTCTCAGACATGTAGATGTCAAACTCACCACCAGGATAGCGCTTCTTCAGTTTATTGACGTTGGTTTCAAGAACCTCATCCATACTGATACCAAGTGCTTGTGTTGCTTGTGCTACGTACCACATGAGATCACCCAACTCAATAATAAGATGCTCTCGATTGTCGTCGTTGAAAGGTTTGCCTTGGAAGACCATCTTCTTAATGATCTCAAGGAACTCACCACCTTCAGCATTAATCCCAACGCCAGCAGTAAGAAGACGCTCAATATTGGCACCCTTTCGATCAAGATCGACAAGACGGTCAGCGAGGTAAACAAAATCTTTTGAAGCATCAGACGTAACTGCGTCTACGAATTCTTCATAACGAGAAAATTCAATTGCCATATCAAGAAAATAATTGTAGTGTTTCAGGGAACCAGAGATAGTCTAACTCAGAGTTAGCGAGCGTGTCAAGTGCTTGCTGTGGTGTCTCAACTAGTGGGTCACCAGCAAGATTGAAGCTCGTATTCAACAGTATACCATGCCCTGTTAGTTTTTTGAACTCCTGTAGGATGTCATACAAGTGACCGTCTACAACAGTCTGTACCCTACAGGTTTTGTCTACATGAGTGACAGCAGGTATAAGATCTGTAGTCACCTTGTAGCACTGTGTCATGAAGCGACTTGCTACTTTGATGTCAAAGTAGAGATGTGCATCTTCTTCTAGGACACATGCAGCAAATGGTCTGTACCACTCCCTGCGTTTAATTCTATTTACTATGTCCCGCCCTTGCGGGTTGAGTGGGTTGAAGAGGATGGAGCGGTTCCCCAATGCTCGCTGTCCAGCTTCAGCGTATCCATCATATACTGCGACGCTTTTTGATTCTGCAAGAAGTCTAGCAACTTCTTCCTTTCCTGCGTCGAGTCCTCTGAACTTGGATAAGTCATACTTGTAACCGTGAAATGCGGTAGTGGTTAAAGGTCTAGGTTTGAGATCCTTCGTATTTAGTCTCCAGTGTAGCATAGCAGTGCCGACTGAGATGCCAACATCTGTTGCCATGGGTTCAAAATAGAACTCTACATCTGGAAAAGTTTCTACCAATAAGTTATTAGTTATAATATTCATAGCATAACCACCAGTAAAGCACAGCTTTTTAATGCCAGTTTCTGACAAAACTTTACGAACTAGTCGTAAAATTACATTCTGTGTATCCTTCTGTACAGCTTTGGCATAGTCAGCGTAAGGTTGATAGTTCTCCTTTGTAATCTCATCACAAACATTCACACCCTTCTTACCAAAGATCTCCTGAGCGATGTCTTTGAAGTTATCAGGACCATATCCATAGAAAAATAGGTTAACTTCACGACAGTGGAACATCATGTCATCAACAAACAAATCTTTGACAATGTGTGTCTGAT